GTTCAGGAGTGGTAAGGATTATATCGGTATGACTGTGGAGTATATGCGATCACCAAGTGGAACAGACAGGTGGCATAATGACAACGGATACACAGGGTCTAAAGTTTGTATTGAGGCATTCATCCACCACCCAGAGAACGGGCAGGTGTGTAGATTAACACATAATTTTTAAATAAATTATGTATGGAAATAAAACTAGATAAGCACGAGTTAGAGTTATGTGAATACATAGGAAAAAAAAGGTCTGCTATAGCAAGGTCTAATAATGTTTTCGATGCTAAGATTGGTGACCAAAATGGAGTAGAAGCAGACATACAAGGGTTTAAAGCTGAGTATGCATTTGCTAAATGTATAAATGTATTCCCTGATTTTAGATTAAGCCCCAGAAGCGGTAGCTATGATGGAATAACTCATAAACAAGCTAGATACGATATAAAATCTACAAAATATAAAACAGGAAATCTTTTAACTACATTAAAGGTTAACCCCGATGTTGATATCTACATTCTTGCATATGTAAACGACAATCTAGTTTGTTTTATAGGTTGGGCGCATAAAATGAAACTAATTAAAAACGAAAACATAAAAGATTTAGGACATGGTAAAGGATATTTTTTAAGCAGAAGTGAATTGAATAGTTTTTAATTACACATATTTTAAAAGTATTTGATATGAAATTAATATTATGCAAGAACTGCCAAGATGTAGTTCGATTGATTCAAGATGAAGAAAGGTTTTGCAGGTGCGGAAAGTGCAGCGGTAAATACACTGATGAATTAAACGCTTGGTATAAAGGCGGTGAATTTGTAGTGCCATTGGGGTTTGCAAATAGTAGCTTAGTGAGATCTATACATAACCAACCAAAAGAAGGGTCAGGTGAGAACTTCACTGCATTTGTGATATCTGAAAGTTGCGATACTTTTAAAAATTGCAGCTATGAATAAATGTTTAATTTGCAAAAACAAAATACCTAGTGGGTTGGTGTCCAGCAACATATGTTATGAGTGTTTATTAGGGCTTGAAAACCAAGTAAAAGCAAGTAATTATGATAGCTACCACCATAATAAAAATACTTAATAAGAAGCATGCTAAGAAAGAAAAGAAAAAGTGGTAAGCGAGGTCCAGTTAGGGCAATAAGAGTTACGCATGACGGGGTTAAGTTTGCTTCAGGATTAGAAAAGCATATGTACATAGCCCTAAAGAAAGCAAGGATTAAGGCTGAGTATGAGGGTGAAACATTTACTCTTATTGATGGGTTTATGTTTGACTCTTCATCATACGAGCGTCAGTCTAATGGTAAGGGTGATATGGTAGACAGGGGAAATAAAAAGATTCTCCCAATAAGATACACCCCTGATTTTGTGGGTGATGGGTTCATAATTGAGTGCAAGGGTAGGGCAAACGAAAGCTTCCCAATGCGGTGGAAATTATTTAAGAGGTATGTGAAAGAAAATCTTCCTGGTGTTGACCTCTATAAACCTCAAAACCAAAAGGAGTGCGAAGTAGTTATTCAATTAATAATAAAAAATCAAAGATGAACTGGACATTAACTATTGGAATTTACCCTGGTATCCTACTTGGGTTCAGGTCTTACCACGAAGAGGAGTATTTAACACACGTTTTGTACCTTCCTTTCATAGATGTTGCACTTATAATTTATAAAAACTAATGGGGTTATTTGATCATAGAATAGAGTACAAGCCTTTTGAATATCCTGAATACTACACGGAGGGTTGGCTTAAGCAAGCGCAAGCGTTTTGGTTGCATACAGAGATATCAATGTCTGGAGACGTTAAAGACTGGAATGAGAAGTTAACTTTGTCAGAGAAAAATTTAGTTGGTAATATACTACTTGGCTTCGCACAAACTGAGTGTGCTGTATCTGATTACTGGACACAGAAGGTTGTGTCATGGTTTCCGAAACATGAGATACAACAGATGGCTATGATGTTTGGTAGCCAAGAAACAATACACGCAGTAGCATACTCTTATCTAAATGAAACACTTGGACTAAACGACTTTAAGGCATTTTTACATGAACAAGCAACGGCAGATCGCTTTAACAACCTTGTGGCTTACAACGGCAATGACACTGTGGGTATCGCTAGATCGCTGGCAATATTTAGCGCACTCGCAGAAGGTGTATCACTGTATAGTGCTTTCGCTGTTCTTTATAGTTTCCAGCTACGCAACCTACTCAAAGGAATAGGCCAGCAAATGAAGTGGAGTGTGCGTGATGAGTCACTGCATAGCCGTATGGGTTGTAGGTTGTTTAACCACATGTGTTCTGAAGATAAGTCTCTGAGATCAAAAGTTATGGATGATGTTATTGCCGCTGCTAAAATAATGATTGAACTAGAGCATAAGTATATCGATAAGATGTTTGAAATGGGTGACCTTGAGAATCTTAAAGCTGAGGACCTTAAGAACTTTATTATTAAAAGAACCAACGAAAAGCTGCATGAACTTAACTATGACTATGGTTTTGATTATGACGCTGAGTCAGCTAAACAACTAGACTGGTTCTATCACCTAACTGGTGGACATACACATACAGACTTCTTCGCAATCAGGCCCACTGACTACAGTAAGGCTAATGAGGGCGAGGACTTTGATGATATTTGGTAAATAATTAAATTAAATTAAATTATGAAAGAGAGTACGTTAGTAGAGATGCAGAAGAAGATCGAGTCGATTACTCGGTTAATGCAACACGTTTTTAGTGAGCAACAGAGATTGACAGAGATGACAGTCGGTACCCTAGAGCTGTTAAAACTTATGCCTGATTACGAAAAGGCGTTAGAGAATCTTAAGGAAAAGAATTTAGAAGAAATTAAAAAAAATAAAGAAGATGTCAAGTCACAAGTGGGTAAAGGGTGAGGACTACCCTAAGTGGGCAGACTCAGAGGTATATAAGAAAACCATAGACGGTGGGTACCTACTTAAGGGTGAGACACCAAGGGATGCGTACTGGAGGGTGGCTAATACAGTAGCTAATCACCTTGAGCGTCCTGAGATGGCGAGTAGGTTCTTTGAGTATATATGGAACGGATGGTTATGTCTAGCCTCCCCAGTCCTATCAAATACAGGGACTACTAGGGGTTTACCTATTAGTTGCTTTGGTATTGATGTAGCTGATTCAATCGCTGACATTGGTAGTAAGAACCTGGAAATGATGCTGTTAGCTAAACATGGTGGTGGTGTTGGTATTGGTATAAACCAAATAAGACCAGCAGGATCAATCATAAAGGGTAATGGAACTTCGGACGGAGTGGTCCCCTTCTGTAAGATTTACGACTCATCAATACTAGCAACGAACCAAGGCTCAGTACGAAGAGGTGCGGCATCAGTAAACTTAAACATTGACCACAATGACTTTGAGGATTGGTTAGAGATCAGGGAACCAAGGGGTGATGTCAACCGACAATCACTTAATCTTCACCAATGTGCCGTTGTGGGTGATAAGTTTATGCGTAAGTTACAGGATGGTGACGAGACAGCTAGACGGAAGTGGAGTAAGCTTTTACAAAAGCGCAAGTCAACTGGTGAGCCATATATTATGTTCAAGGGCAACGTCAATAAACAGAACCCTGACATGTACAGACACAATGGACTGAAGGTACACATGACAAATATATGTTCGGAGATTGTATTACATACCGATGAAAATCATAGCTTTGTGTGTTGCCTATCTTCTTTGAACCTAGCTAGGTATGATGAGTGGAAAGGTACAAACCTAATCTATGATTCTATTTGGTTCTTAGATGGGGTCCTTGAGGAGTTTATCCAAAGGGCTAAGGGTAAGATAGGATTTGAAAATTCAGTGAGGTCAGCTGAGAAAGGAAGGGCATTGGGCCTTGGTGTTCTTGGATGGCATACATATTTACAAGACAAGGGTATACCCTTTGAAGGATTATTAGCGCAATATGAAACTAGAAAAATATTTTCTCAAATTAAAATTGAAACTGAACGAGCGTCTATGGCGCTTGCGGAAAGCTTTGGTGAACCACTTTGGTGTGTTGGATCAGGCTTTAGAAATACTCATCTACGGGCCATTGCTCCTACTGTTAGTAATAGCAAACTTAGTGGGAATGTTTCTCCTGGTGTTGAGCCTTGGGCTGCTAATGTATTTACGGAACAAAGCGCAAAAGGTACGTTCATTCGTAAAAACCCTTCTCTAGAGAAGTTACTTAAATTACATAAGTTGAATACGGATGAGGTGTGGGATAAGATACTTAGGGATGGTGGATCTGTTCAGGATGTGGATGGGTTGGATGACATCACTGTTGGTAAGCATAAGGTGCCAGTTAAGGAAGTGTTTCAGACATTTAAGGAGATTAATCAACTAGAGATAGTTAATCAGGCTGGGATACGGCAACAGTATATAGACCAAAGTGTTAGCCTCAACCTATCATTCCCCTCAACCGCAACACCTAAGTTTATCAATAAGGTTCACTTAGAGGCTTGGACGAAGGGAATAAAGACGTTGTACTATGTTCGTACCGAATCTGTTCTCAGGGGGGATATTGCCGATAAGGCTACTGACGAGAACTGTTTAAGCTGCGATGGATAATTATGCTATACAACATATGTGTGTTTGATATATAT